GGGTGTCTTGAGTGTCAGCGATGATACTCTTCATTAACGAGTCAAGAAGAGCAGATGCAAAGATTCGTGTGAACGAATCCTTCTTACTCTACCTTAAGGAGAAGTAGCTATGCCACTATATGGCACGTTTAAACGAACACGAGCGCGGACTAAGGCTAAAACAAAGCCAGTTAGTCGTCTTGGTACATTGTACTACTACGACTATACTAATAATCGCTGGCCCGCCACTGGGTTTCCCCAGGATTGGCAATGGAACAGTGATTATCCCTATGTCGAGACGCAAGCCACTTATGATGAAACTCATAAGGGCCCGCCTTGGCATGATGGAGGTCCGTTCGCTACGATTCGTGTAACGTCCATTAAACCCTTTGCATTGCAAGGGTTTAACACCTATAATGGTGTCAACCTTGACAAGTATAACTGGAAACGGTATGTTGGTGGTTTTTCACCACCACGTAATACCGTCTGGGGGGACCCCAATATTGATAATATTGGCGGTTCCGTCGGGATCAGTAGTAACTTGTGGTTGAATTTAGCGGCTTATCGAAGTATGGTGTATCCTCGTTTGAGGCCACACCTTGAGAAGGCAAGCTCTTTTGTCTTCTTGGCCGAGGGGAAATTTTCCGGTGAAGATTCTGTCCGAATGCTTCACTCTTCTGCTTCTCGTTTCCACGATGTGTGGAGGACGATGGGCGGGAACACTCGAGCCAAGCTCATGACACCTAAAAAAGTGTCTGAGGACTTTCTCAACCATCAATTTGGATGGGTACCGTTCCTAGGTGACCTTGGTAAGCTTCATAAAGCTTATGAGGATCACTCTTACTTTCTCTCACAAATTCGTGAGAGAAATGGTAAGTGGACAAGGAATCGGGCTTCGATATTAAACACGACGAGTGAAACCCGGGAGGCTTCTGGGACTGGTATGTTAAACATCCAGCCTTCATTGCCTACTGTGGATTTCTTTAGTTTTGAACCCCGCTGGGAAGTGATCAAAGCCGTAACGACTTCGATTAACTGCCAGGGATCTTTCAAATACTATCGTCCAGAGTTTGACGAAGGTGTTTACAGACATAGTGCGTACGGCAATGGTGCCGAAGCATATGATTCTATAAACCGACAATTGCTCCTTTATGGGGCTCGTGTCACTCCGTCAAATGTGTATAGGGCTACTCCGTGGACGTGGCTCATCGATTGGTTTACCGGTTTTGATAAACATGTTGATTATCTAACCGATATTGCCTTAGATGGAGTCGCGGCCAAGTATATGTTCCTTACGGCCCATATTACTACAGAGAAGGTGTTTAGGATTTACCTACCCTTTTCTGCAAGTCCTGGGCCCATCACGCTTGAATGGCGACGAATTATTGACGTCAAGCAGCGTGAAATAGGAAATACTCCTTATGGATTTGACCTGTCTTGGGATTCTTTAACCCCAAGGCAAATAGCCCTCCTGGCAGCGATAGGGATAACCCGTAAGGGTTAGTAACTATCCTGTCAAACTGGAGGATCTGCCTGTGTACTTGTCAAATCTTGTAGACTCGTCACCTACGGGATCTACACAGGATCAACGACCATTAAACTCAATGGAGGTCAACCACTATGTTTGCCGATCCACAATCGGTCACTGTCAATTCTGTCGCTCAATCGATGCCTAGGGTGTCGACGAACGGAAAACAAACCGTTTATCAAAAGTCCGATGAAACTTTTAAGTTAACCATCGGGCATACACCAAGCGGGAACCGTGTAAGGTCCCTTGCTCGCCTCGATCAGCGGGCGATTGTAGCCGATCCGCTTACTGCGGAAAACGACTATCAAACGCTTTCGTTCTATGTTGTTATCGATAGACCCAATTATGGGTTTTCGATGACACAGACGGAACAGTTAATAGCCGGGTTTAAAACCTGGCTAGACAACACGGCGATTGACAAGCTTTTTGGACAAGAAAGTTAATGACTGCCAAAGCTTTTGCCGAGGCGGCCATAACTTTAAATATCGAGTTTAATAACCTCCTTAGGGAGGAAATTGCTCGAAGAAAGGAGAGAGAAGACATGGCGAACGTAAAAACGATCGACGTGTACATCCTATTCCTGGAGATACTCCCGTCTATTCTCGGCATACTTGCCAAGAAGAAGGTAGGAAAGGTTTCCAAGAAAGATATCCTTACTGCGATTAAAACCGCAGCGGATAATCTTCTTTCTACAGATTGAGAAAAGGATACTTTTTGGTATTCCTTATCTTCGTTCTGTTTCTTGTCCTCTTTGTGCAATCCATTGATTTGTATGTGAAAACATATTCTCAATGGTGATACACATCGAAGTCAATCGCGAAACGTGTCTGTGATACCGATTGGTTATCGGTGTCATACGACACCGGTAACTAGGCTCACGTACGTGGCTTGTTGGTTTTACCCCCATTTTAGGAGGAAAACCGTGAAAGTCAACGTAAGTGACTATCTTGAGTTGGCGCAAGTCGTCTATATAGACGCATGTGCCAAATGCACCGCTGATGTCTCTGATTTACGTGATCTTGATACTCTAAGATCACGGGTCGAGAATGAAGGTATATCGTTTTTAACGATATCCCTCCCCGCCTTTGCTAGAGACCTTGAACAGGCTCTATGCCGCGGGCAAATTGACTCAACACTCTTTGTCGGTTGGAGAAGAATAATCCTCTCTAACGGCAAGCGTGGATCAATCCCTGCATTTTTGCAAGGTATGATCAGTCAGATTTTCGACCAAGAGACGGGAAGGATTAATGAATATGAAGAACGTACCCCAATTAATTGGAGTGTTGCAGCTGACACTTCCACTCTTGTTGACAGTGTTAGACAAATCTGTCTTACCTTCAAGAAGGTGGAACTCGAGTGTACGCCCGAGAGGGTGTATGCCGCGCTGCGGTCCTTCGTTTCAACTGAGCAATCTTTTGAGACGTTTTCCCCGAGTGAGAAGGATGTTGCCGATTTCCGAGCAACAGCTTCTGTGCTTTGGAGCAACCTTATTAGTACTTTTGTACTATCTGATTGTATTCCTAAGCATGGTCCCGGGGCTACAGCCGACGGCCTTCACGGAAACGCGAAGTTTCGCTGGCGTAGGTGGCACGACCGTCTGGAGCCTTACTTTCCTTTGGTTGATTCGGGATATCCGTTAGGAATACCCGAGGACGCAAAGGAGCTCCAAGAAGTAACGATCGTTCCAGAGGATCAGGAGCAGCCTGTAAAGGTTACTCCTGTCCCCAAAACGCTCAAGAGCCCAAGGATTATAGCTATAGAGCCGTGTTGTATGCAATATGCACAACAAGCTTTGAAAGATACTCTTGTTAAGGGTATCGAGTCGTACTGGTTGTCGAAAGGTCACGTAAATTTTGCGGACCAATCGATTAATCAACGGCAAGCTATAAGAGGATCGAGGACAGGTCGATTAGCAACGATCGATCTTTCCGACGCGAGTGACCGTGTTCCACGGGAACTCGCATTGGCGATGTTCGATAGTAACCCGGATTTCCGGGATGCTATTGATGCATGTCGCTCGACTCGTGCAATTCTTCCGAATGGTACACTTGTGTATCCTCTTCGTAAGTTTGCATCCATGGGGTCTGCTCTCTGCTTCCCAGTTGAGGCCATGTACTTTTACACTATATGTGTAAAGGCCTTACTGGAGAAGCGGAACCTTCCCGTAACACCGAGAAACGTTCATTCTGTTTCTCGTGTGATTCGCGTGTATGGTGACGACATTGTCGTCCCATCCACGGATGCGGTTGCGGTCATCGATCACCTACAAAAGTATAATTGTAAGGTGAACTCCTCTAAGACTTTCTGGAGTGGTTATTTCAGAGAGTCATGTGGTGTGGACGCCTACCGGGGTAAACAGGTTCAACCTGTTTATCTCAGAAAGCTGTTCCCTGATGACCGGCGTCAGGCTTCACAAATTATCTCCATAGTTGAAACTGCCAACCTCTTTTATTTAAAGGGTTATTGGCAGACAGCTACTTATCTATTCGAGAGAATAGAGGGACTCATAGGGTGTTTACCTTATGTGTCGGAGAATAGTGAAGGCCTGGGTCGTATCTCTATGTTGGGCTATCGTTCCTGTGAAAACTGGGACGATAACCTCCAATGTTTTAAAGTAACAACATTGGTTCCAACGCCCGTTCGTCGCACTGACGAATTGGAGGGATACGCCGCACTTATGGCGAGTTTAACCAGGCTTCGGATGCTTTCCGACTTGGAAGCACCGAGATCTCGTGACTCGTTAAAGTACACGGCACTGCACGGCGCAGTTGCATTACAACGCCGTGGGATCGTGGCCAC